TACTATTAATAGAAGTCAACCTGTACAGGTTGACTTCTATTAATAGTATCATCTAGTCCCAATTGGCCTGATGTATTTGTCCCCCATACATACAGAGTTCCATTATTTTTTAAAGCAATTGTATGCCCTGTTCCTGAGCAACTATTTACATAAGACCAATCGGTATCACTACCTATCTGAACCGGACTACTTCTATTTATGGTATCATTTAATCCTAATTGACCCGTATTATTAATACCCCAAGACCAAAGTTTTCCGTCAGTTGTTATGGCTGTAACACCATTAGCAGAGGCAGTTGCAGATGCGTATGAGGTAGGTACTGAAGTAGATCCAAAACTTGATGGATAAAATTCATTAGTCATTTGCATAAGGAACGAAGATGGGTCACCATTGACTGTAAATGTTACTGCATTTGAACTATAATCAGTTGTCAGTGAACTAGATTGAAATGCAAGTATTACTGTATTTGAAATATTTGTCAGTGGTGATGTAGGTACTGTGAAGCTAGACCCACTATAAACTATAGCTTTTGTAAATCTCAAATTACTTATATATGCATTACAGCTTTCCATTAGCGTTATGTTAGTTAACGTAGATATTATTGGTGCAGCTCCTGCATATGGCGTTGTAGCTGTTAAAACTCCATCTAGATAAACATAATAAGTATTCAAAGCACTATTTCTTACAAATGCAATATGATGCCAAGTATCTGATGGAGCAGCTACACCAGTAGTATTACCATATGCATTTATGTTACCATCATTCTGGGCAGAACAACTAAATGCCCAGCCGGATGTATAACCACTATTACCTAGCGTTACCCACCAATCTGCATTTCCAATAACTTTATGTTTGAGTCCGACCGATCCACCGGAAGGTATATTAAATGCCCAAAATTCAATAGTAAAATTGTCAGATGCTCCTATACTATAATTAGCATCGGTAGCAGAAAGGGTAACCCCGTTACTATAACCTTGATATACTGACCAATAGGTGCTTACTCCTGAAATTTCTGATGTAGGTATTCTAACGCTAGTAACAGTTTCATAACCTGTTATCCCGGACAGACCCAATGCAGCTTGTCCAGTGCCCCATCTATATAAATTAAAATCAGAACTAACTGCTATACCAAAACTATCACCTGAACTCACTGAAACAAAACTTTTAGGCCATATAATCATCATAGGGGAGAGTTGGTCTGAAAGGTTTCCTGTACCATTTGCATAACTAACTCCTCTTCCCCACACATATAATTTATTACTGTTTGTAATACCACCTGTGCGTAAACTTCCAGTATTTATAAATACCCAAGACAATGATCCTATTTGTGTTGGACTACTTCGAAGGGTGGTAGTGTTATCTCCTAGATTACCAAAAAAATTATATCCCCATGCATATAATCTGCCATCCTGTCGTATTGCTGCACTATAATTATTCCCAGTACTAACTGTAATCCAAGAAAAAGGTGTATCAGGTCTAATTTGTCCTGAAGAATTTAATCCCCAGCCCCACAAATATCCATCACTATCAATGGCTAAAACATGGGCCCCGCCCGCACTAACCTGTAACCAGCTGCTATTACCAATCTTTGCCGGAGGATTTGACCCGGAACCTGTAGAATTATTTCCTAGTACTCCGTTACTATTCAATCCCCATGTGAACAATAAATTGTCTGGACTTATGGCTGCTACGTAGCCGCCATCACCTATACTCATTGACTTCCAAGATAGGGCTATAGTAGAGGTTTGACCTCCTACTTGACCATAAGTATTTGTTCCCCACCCATATAAACCATAATCATACGATGAAATAGCTAGATTATGTGTTCCAGAAGAGACTGCAATCCAACTGCCACCTCCAGTGATCTGTACAGGGCTACTATAACTAATCAAATTTAGAGTTCCTAATTCACTATTAGAATTATTACCCCATACATATAACAATCCATCTACTGTTATTCCTGTACTATGAATATTACCTGCTGATATTGAACTCCAAAAACTATTTCCTATCTGCACCGGACTTGATCTATTGATAGTTGTATTATCTCCTAATTGACCAGAACTGTTTAGTCCTAATGCAAATAACTTACCATCATATCTTACAGCTAAAATATGATCATCTCCGGTTACTACCTGTGACCAATACAAACTTGAATAGGTTGAATATTTACCTAATTGACCATATTGGTTATCACCCCAAGTAAATAATTTATTAGATGTATTAATAGCTAAACTATGGGACCCGCCGGCTGAAATAATACTCCAAGAATTTGTACCTATTTGTACTGGGCTTGATCTACTTATTGTAGTGCTATCTCCTAATTGACTAATATCATTTCTACCCCAAGTATATAATTTACTAGTCGAGTCGAGTGCCATTGAATGAAACTCTCCAGCACTTATTGAAATAAAACTTCCTGAAATTTGAACCGGGCTACTTCTGAGAATAGTATCAAACAATCCTAATTGGCCATCATAATTAGAACCCCATGCATATAGTCTGTAAGAAGAATCAATAGCAAGACTATAATTTTCACCAGCACTTATTTGTATAAAACTAGTAGTTTGCGAAATTAAAGTAGGTAAACTTCTATCTACTACCCCAATATCACCGAGTTGTCCATAGTAATTACTACCCCAAGCATATAAAGAATAATTTTTATCTATTCCTAAAGTATGTGTTTTTCCTGCAAATACAGCTGTCCAACTACTAGAACTTATTTGCACTGGGCTAGATTTACTTACTGTAGTGCCATCTCCTAATTGTCCTTGATAATTGTTGCCCCATGCCCACAGAGTAGAATCACTTCTTATAGCTACTGAGTGGCCATCACCGCTGGTAATAGAAACCCAACTGTAATAGTAGGCCGCTTTGCTATTTCCAACCAAACCAAAACTGTTATCGCCCCATGTATATAAAGAGGGCACATGACTATATAAACCTAGTAATAATGTATTGATATCCACTTCTTAAATTCCGGAATCAGTAGAAGGTTCAGTTGAAGTTGTTGATGTTGGTAAGTTAGGCCATACTATCAAATTGAAGCTATTTATATCATAATCATCTTTGTAGATATTTGGTAAATCACGTAATTCTTGACGATATAATTTGTATAGAGTAGTTAATTCTGTACCATTTTTTTCTACTATATCATTCAATTGAGTGTAATCAGTGTCTTTGAGTAATTGATTACGATATTCTCTAAGTTGCGACATTACTATATTATGTATATTAATTTTTTCTAAAAATTGTTGTTCTTCAGATGTTGTAGTTTCTGTAGTTTCAATTGAAGTAATAGTTTCAACCGTCTTGGTCTCAATAATAATATTCCCTTCAATAGTGAAAATGCTATCAGATAATTTTTGACTAGTTGGATCATAGCTTGGTACAGGAGCCTGCTCTATGCATCTCCAGCCTAAAGATTCTATATATGTTTTATCTTCTGATAAAGCATAAAAATTGCTTATATTTCTCCAATTTAATGGAAAATTATCATAAACTCCAGTGATTTTATTATTTTCAATATGTGCGTATTTTGCCATTAGTAATTCTGCCCTGAAATGAATGCTTGCCAAGTTGTACCACCGTCAATCGTCATAAACAAGAATAAATCTTTTTTTCCATTAGTTGATGTTATTGTGGGTGCTATGGAGCTTGGCCATTGAAAACTTGCAGGCCATGTAACACTTCTTGCGGTACCGTCAGCAGTAAAAATAATCACAAAACTACTAGTACGTCCTGTAGATTGTATATTACTCAGAGTAATTGAAGTAATATTATTAGTTAATGAAACGCTGAATATTGCAGCGGCATTTAAATCTAATGTAATACTATTGCTTACTATTGATATATCTGCTTCCGTGGAACTAGAATTATTTGGAAGAAATACTTTATTATCGTCAATGACAGTCGTGTTTGATACTTTTATTGCCATCTTCGCTCCTTTGAACTCGGCTTACTATTATTTATCTTTTTTAGTACTCTGGCGTTTTGGCTTAATAGAATTCCTAATTTCTTGCAATTCTTTATTGTTCTTTTTCAATGCTTCAAGTAAGAATGCAATTATAGGTATATAGTTAACTGTTTTTTTACCCTGTGCTGTTGTTCCAACTAATTCAGGTAATATTTGTTCTACATTTTGAGCACTTAAACCGTAACTCTTTCTTCCATTATCTGTCCATTCGAATCCCATACCAAATAATTGATCTAGTATACTAAACGGATCGTCAATAGTCTGCCAATTTGTTTTTAATGTAGCATCGGATAGTGAGTTAAGGTCTGTTATAGTTAACTGACCAAGACTTGGATTGAATTGTAGTTTAGTAGAAGATACGCCTGCGGTGCTTAATGATCCAGAACTTGCAGTTGCATATACTGGATAATATGTTGCATTAGTTGTAGTATCGTCGGTGATTGTTGGTGAACCGCCGCCGCCGCCACCTGATTGTGCTACCCAACTTAGTGCTCCTGACCCGTCTGTTTGAAGAACATAGTTAGCACTTCCACCAGATATATGTAAGTTACTTACATTTCCTAATGTAACGTTAGCAGTAGTTGTAAAATTAACAACGCCTGTTGCATTGCTTACAGTTAATCCAGATAATGAACCAACACTTGTAATATTAGGTTGAGCATTAGTATAAACTGTGCTTGCAATTAATGCATTTCCAACTTGTCCAGTCAATACACTACCATTACCAATAAAATAATTAGCACTAACATTACCGGTGTATGTAGGTAAGTAATCAGCAACATTGCTATTTCCATAACTTCCCCCACCTCCACCTGATTGTGCTACCCAACTTAATGCACCTGATCCATCTGTACTTAATACATAACCAGCTGTTCCACCTGATATATGAACATTACCTACTGCACCTAATGCTACATTGCTTGTCCCTGTTAGGTCAAATACACCAGTTCCAGTAAGTCCTGCTATAGTACCAACGCTTGTGATGTTTGGTTGTGCGTTTGTATATACTGTTCCTGCTACTAATGCATTACCTACTTGACCACTAACATTGCCGCCTGTAAGACCTGACAGGTAACTACCATTACCAATAAAGAATCCAGTACCACTAGTACCTACATTTAAATTTCCATAAATACCAACATCACCTGACACATTATTATATTTGGTTGTAATAGTAATAGTACCACTGCTATCTTGTACATTTGCAGCTTTAAGACCTGTGCCTGTAGCAGTAATTAATCCTGTTACTGTTAAACTACTCAATGAACCAACACTTGTAATATTTGGTTGTGCATTTGTGTAAACTGTACCGGCTACTAATGCGTTACCTACTTGTCCACTGACATTACTTCCTGCTACTGAATTAGCAATATTTGCATAATGACTTTGCACTGCACTTGTGACATTACCAATTACATTACTACCTGTAATATAAGTTAACAGGCTACCATTACCAGTGAAATAACTTGCTGTTGCTAAGTTACCTAAACTAGCATTACCACTAGTGATATTACCTGTTACTGTTAAACTCGCTAGTGTACCGACTGAAGTGATATTTGGTTGCACTGCGGTTGTTAATGTGCCGGTTAGATAATTAGCAGTTACATAGTTTAATCCACTAATATTTCCACCTGTGCCTGATCCAGTAACTAGATTACCAGTTATAACTACATTGCCAGTAATTTTATTAAACGTAAATGCTGAATTGCCACCAAAACTGCCACCGTCATTAAATTGAACTTGTGTATCACTTCCACCAGGTGTTGGCTGGGCTACCCAGGCTAATGTACCAGATCCATTAGTTTTTAATACATATCCGTCTGTACCACCTGATATATGTAAATTGCTTACTGCGCCTAGGGTGACATTTGCAGTAGTTGTAAAATCAACAACACCTGTTGCGTTACTTACGGTTAATCCTGTTAAAGAACCGACTGATGTAATGTTTGGTTGTGCATTTGTATAAACTGTACCGGCTACTAATGCATTGCCTACTTGACCACTCACATTTCCACCGGCTACTGAGTTAGCTATGTTTGCGTAATGACTTTGAACTGCACTCGTAACATTACCGTTTACATTAGCACCAGTGATGTACGTTAGTGTGCTGCCATTTCCAATGAAATAATTTGCAGACACATTACCAGTGTATGTTGGTAGATATGCGGCTACATTTGTATTTGAATAACCTGCTACTATTCCGGTCAATAAGCTGCCGTCGCCGCTGAAATAACTTGCTGTTGCTAAGTTACCCAAACTTGCATTTCCACTTGTAACATTACCTGTTATTGATAAACTTGCTAGTGTACCAACTGATGTAATATTTGGTTGTGCGGCTGTAATTACTGTTCCAGCATATGTGCTATAATTTGCATTAGCAATAGTACCAGTTAATTGACTACCATTACCTATGAAATAGCTTGCTCTTATATTACCAAAATTATTAAATGTTACTACTTCACTTGAGACAGATACATTACTGCCAAATGCAAATTCACCATTAGAGTTGTCCCACCCCATAAATGCATCAACTACCCCAGTAGTATAGTAGTGTAATAATGTACCGCGATCTTTACCATCGTTTGTAGTTAATGGGTCCCCGTTAGCCCCACCGCCTAATTCAATGATCGGATCTTCAACTCTAAATGTTTCTACATTAATGTAAGTAGTAGTTCCACCTACAGTAAAGTTACCAGTTACAGTAGCATCTCCACTTACACTTAGACTTACTAATGTACCAACACTTGTAATATTTGGTTGTGCATTTGTATATACTGTACCTGCTACTAATGCGTTACCAACTTGACCTGATATATTACTTCCTGCTACCGAGTTAGCTATATTTGCAAAATGACTTTGTACTGCACTTGTTACATTACCTGTTACATTGCCACCAGTGATACTTGTCAATAACGATCCATTACCACTAAAATAATTACTAATAACATAATTGGCGCCAGTTATATTTCCTGCAGAACCACTAGTTGTGATACTAGCAACAGTCATTGTTCCGGTTATATTCGCATTACCTGCTGTAAAGTTACCTGTGTAAGTTGGTAGATATGCGGCTACATTTGAATTTGAATAGCTTGCTGGTAATCCGGTTAGTAAACTACCGTCACCTATAAAATAATTTGCAGAAATATTACCTGTGTAAGTTGGTAGATATGCGGCTACATTTGAATTTGAATAGCTTGCTGGTAATCCGGTTAGTAAACTACCGTCACCTATAAAATAATTTGCATTTATATAGTTAGCACCGGTTATATTTCCCGCAGAACCACTAGTTGTGATACTAGCAACAGTAATTGTTCCGGTTACATTCGCATTACCTGCTGTAAAGTTACCTGTGTAAGTTGGTAGATATGCGGCTACATTACTATTGCTATATGTACCAGTAATGCCAGTTAATAAACTTCCGTTACCACTAAAATAAGTAGCACTTGCTAAATTACCTAAACTAGCATTTCCACTTGTAACATTGCCGGTTACTGTTAGACTTGCTAATGTGCCCACTGAAGTAATATTTGGTTGAGCATTTGTAGTTACTGTAGCCGCTGTAGTAGCACTGCCTGCACTTGTTGCGTATGTTGCGTTTGCTACTATACCGGTTACATTAGCGCCGGTTATGTTTGTTAAGAAACTACCATCACCACTAAAATATGTAGCACTTGCTAGATTACCTAAACTAGCATTACCTGATGTAATATTACCTGTTACTGTCAAACTTACTAATGTACCAACACTTGTAATATTTGGTTGAGCATTAGTGTAAACAGTGCCTGCTACTAATGCATTACCTACCTGACCTGATACATTACTGCCTGCAACTGAGTTAGCTATATTTGCAAAATGACTTTGAACTGCACTTGTGACGTTTCCTGTTACATTTGCTCCGGCTATTGCGGATAAAGTTGATCCATTACCTATAAAATATCCAGCAGTAACATTCCCTGTAGTACTAATTATATTGCTACCATAGCTTGCTAAAAACGTTGCTACATCACTGTTAGCATACCCTGATGGTAGTCCAGTTAATAAACTTCCGTTACCACTGAAATAAGTAGCAGTTACTAAATTACCTAAACTAGCATTGCCTGATGTAATATTACCTGTTACTGTTAAACTTGCTAATGTGCCAACTGATGTGATGTTTGGTTGTGCATTTGTAGTTACAGTAGCCGCAGTTGTAGCACTAGATGCTATAATACCGGTCAATAAACTTCCATTACCGCTAAAATAATTTGCTAATACTAAATTACCTAAATTGGCATTACCGCTACTAAGGTTACCTGTTACACTCGTATTTGCGAATGTAAAGTTTCCTGTAGTATTTAAATTGAAGGGTTGCAGTAATGTTAAATCTGGCATAATTTACTCTTGTTATGTATTTATTCTATTTTAAAACCCTATCAACGGTACAGTAGGTGGAGTGAATGTGGTTGTGTAGCGGGCATAACCGTTTGTGATTCTCAAATCCGCAATGTAGCCAAGGGTGCCGTAGCCTGACAAACTGCTGTCTTTTGATCCAATGACCACAAGATTGGTTGTTGCACTAGCAGTTTGTGTGCCGGACACTGTGTTAAATCCTGCTGACACTCCATTTACATAGTACGTCATGGTTGTACCACTACGCACCCAAGTTAGATATGTCCATTGATTTTTAAAAACTGTTATGCCATTTCCATAATTAGATGTTGTGTTATAATAGAGCATTCTGAATGAGCCGGAAACTGGACTGGGCAGCGGCTCTAATCCAAAAACAAAATTAGCTGCTGTTTGGCCAGTTTGCCTTGCATCATACACTGACCAGTAGTCAGGAGCCGAATTACTCGGATACACCCAACATTCCAGTGTAAAGTCACTGGCAAACGTTGTGAAACCGGGTTGTGGTCTCATACCAAAGGTATCAGTTTTGGTGACAAAATAAGCACTGGAATATTTTGTTAAATTACTACCGCCAAATGGTTGAAAAGTGGATACCTGTGTGTTACCATATATTGTGATAGCAAATGCATTGGTGGAATTGTCAATGAATCTGTTTGATTGACAAACTAAGTAACTGGTTCCTGATATTGCTGTGAGTGGTGCTGTAGGTGGGGTGAATGTTGCGGTATATACTGCGGTGCCTTTGACAAATCTTAAATTAGAAATATACCCAGCCCAGGGGTTATTGTTACCATCACTGTTTCTTCCTATAAAAGGCTGTTGCGTACCATAATTTGTACTGTCAGACCATGTGCTGCCTGATTGAGTACCATTAATATACATTTTGGTGCTACTACCGCTTCTAACTACAGCTATGTGTGTCCATACATTGGCAACCAGTGCGGCTCCTGTAATTACATTAGACCCATTAACAAGATATGTCACTTGCATTGCACCCTGCAAATATATCATGTGATCGGTAGCAAGGCGTCCACCTGCGTTGTTGCCTCCATCAATGATAGTCATATTTCCAGCACTAGATGTAGGATAGGCCCAGACTTCCAAGGTAAAATCGCCGTTGCCAGCGCCCATTGCTGCATTAAATGGGAGAGTCAAATAATCGCCACTGCCATCAAAGGCACCACTGTAGGAACCGTAGTAAGGCGAGTTTGATGTGGTTAGTTTTGCTGTGCCTGCGGTTTCCATGTCACTCAGTTCAGCAGCATCGTATGTGGATGGAGTTATGGTGCTGGATACCAATAACACAGTATTTTGCACTGCTGGCAAGGGAGAGGCGCTTGGCACAAACGGTCCGGTATATACTGCGGTGCCGTTGACCACACGCAGGTTGGAGATATATCCATTCATCAATGATGAATATGTGCCACCAGAATTTATTGCCCCGATAACAGGTTGTTGCGCTAAATTATTAATCGTGCCAGATAATGTACCTGTAGTAGAATCTTGAACTCCATTGACAAAAAGACGTATAGTAGTTCCTGAACGAGTTACAGCAACATGATTCCATTGATTTGCAGTCACTAATGTTGTTGTACCGGTTGTGGTTGTTATTGCGGATGATCCTACTGTAAACTCACTTCGTAGTCTACCTGTAGATTGCATATTAAAATTTATAGCTGTAGCTGATACGGTGCCACCAAACCAAACAGTAAATATCGCCGTTTCGGCCGCTAATGTAGTTGGGTATATCCAACTTTCAATAGTAAAATCACCAGAAAATGCCCACGTATTGTTATCAGGTACTAATAAATAATCTCCAGTGCCATCAAAGTACATGCTGGTGCCCACTGTGGTAGGAGAGTATGCTACCGGTGAAGTAAATGTGTTCACAAACGGATTTTGTATCACAGGCCGTGTGTTGCCGTTCACTGTGATAACAAGTGCATTGGTGGAATTGTCAATGAATGTGGTAGACTGGCAGGTCAATAGACTGGTGTTGGCAATTGCAGTGAGTGGTGCTGTAGGTGGGGTGAATGTTGCAGTATATACTGCGGTGCCTTTAACTACTCTGAAGTTTGAGATAAGACCATTCCAATCTGGAATTGATCCGTCTTGATTGCGACCAATTTCAATAAGACTAGATGATGGCAATGATGCTGTTTGATTACTAACTATAATATCTTGTACGCCATTAACATATAATTTAAACACAAGAGATTGTCTAACAAACGCAATGTGATACCACTGCCCGCTGTTACTAAGCTGTGTTGTTCCATTGGTGCCACTAGTACCGAAATAAGTTCCAACTCCTGATCCGTTAGCGTAAATATTGATTGCGTTATCACCATTACTCAACCTAACCATAAGCCGATTAGTATAACTTCCGCTAGTATATATTGTAAAAAGACCTCGGCCATACTGAGAACCAGAATAACCATAATTAATTACAAAACACTCAAAAGTAAAATCTCCGGTGCCCATGTCAAATCCCGCATTTACGGGTGTGGTCAAATAATCCCCAGTGCCATCAAAGTAACCACTGTAGCTGGCAAAGTTTGTGATGTAGCCCGGGAATGGTGAGAATTTATTTACAACAGTATCACCATTTCTTGTTATCACATTGCGTATTGGAGAATAGTCAACAAAACTGTTTGAGTTACAGGTCAACAAACTGGTATTTGCTATGGAATTCAATGGCGTGGTGCTGGGTGTGAATGCTGCGGTATATACTGCGGTACCTTTGACCACACGCAGGTTAGAGATATACCCCTTAAACATTGAATCTGCATTAACATTACTTGCAGCACCAATCGTTGGTGTGATTGTAGAAGTTACACTATCTGAGTCAGTATAGGACCCACTGCTCACACCATTGATATAGAATGTGATCGTTGACCCGTTTCTCACAAGGGCAACGTGATTCCAGGTACCTGCTGTAATTGTTCCTGTAGATGTACCGCTACCAACATCACCAAGTTGAGCGTACAACACCCTAGTAGAACCGTTTAATGCAATTACAAATTCATTAGCAACACCATATGTAGTTGCTCCAACGATTACTCCGTAAGCCGCAGTTGTTCCAGTGTCATAAATCCACGCTTCAATAGTGAAATTGCCTGCACCAAACGCAAATGCAGTATTGGTAGGCATGCTCAGGTAATCACCAGTGCCATCAAAATAATTGCTCCATGCACCATTGAGTGGACTGAATGTTCCTATGTTTGTGTTACCGTTTCGTGTGATTGAATTGTTCTGACCGCTTTCGTCAACCATTGTGGTTGTTGTGGCAGGCACAGTGGTTTGACAGGTCAACAAACCGGTGTTGGTGATTGCAGTGAGTGGTGTGGTAGGCGGTGTGAACGCAGCGGTATATACTGCGGTTCCATTGACCAATCTAAAATTAGAAATATAACTGGTTGTTAGTTGTACGCCAGTGTCGCCACCACCTATTGCTGCCAGCCCAGAACTAAAGTTAGTACTCATTGTGCCAGACCCATCTAATACGCCATTTAAATATAACTTTGTCTGACTGCCACCAGTGCCTTCTCGCACAAGTGCCACATGATTCCATTGTCCAATTGGTACTACGCTAGAGCAGGTAAAAAGAAAACCGCCTTGAACACCAATTGATATGCCGCCAGATGAATTTAATAAAATTAACGGTCCGCTGGTTGTATTACTTCCTGCGTATATATACTTGTCAGAGTTTGTTGCAGGAAGATATATCCAGAGCTCAATTGTAAACGCAGATGTTCTAATAGAAGGTTGTGTATAGGTTAGATAATCACCAGTGCCATCAAACAATGTGCTGCCGTATGTGGCGTAACTGCTGTTGGGTGTGAATGGTTGAAATGAGTTTACTGCTATGTTACCGGCCACTGTGATTGTAAACGCATTGGCAGAATTGTCAACAAATCCACTTGATTGACAGGTTAATAGACTGGTACCAGAAATTGCTGTTAATGGCGTGGTGCTGGGTGTGAAGTTGCTGGTGTACACAGCGGTACCTTTAACCACACGCAGGTTTGAAATATAACCAGTGATCAAAGCTGATGGCCCTGCTCCTGCACCTATAAAATATGGTACTCCTGATGAAGTATTTACAGTAGCTATTGTAGCATCAGTTCCTTTTACACCATTAACATAACAGGATGTAGTGCTTCCATTTTTAACGCCAGCAACATGATACCATGTTCCAACAACAGGAACGGTTGTATTATATGCTCGTACAGCACTGGCTAAAAATCCAGTTGATGTGCAATAAAATTCCCATCTACTTTGATCTGCTCTATAGAATAAAGCCCAATCTCCGTCACCTGATGTATTATTAGTATTGCTTATAATATGTTGAGAAGAAGCAACACTGCTTGAAAAATAAACCCAAGCCTCAACGGTAAAACTGCTTGACTGTGGTGCTAACGCAACATTATACGGCACACTTAAATAATCTCCAGTGCCATCAAAGTATCCACTGTAGTAGCCAGGTTCAAACGGATCAAATTTACTTGGCTTGGTGTCTCCAACAATGGTGATGTCAAGATTGTTTGAACTTGCATCAGACACAAATGTATTTGTTACTACCGTGCTGCTCATCAACATTGAATTGTATTTGAAGTACGGATCACTCAACGTCACAACCCAGTAAATTGTATTGGTTGCAGAACGATTTGTGGTTGCGGCTGTGGCAGTCAACAATGACGTTGTGTTGGCTTCTGTTGTGGGTGTGCCTGATATCACACCTGAACTCAGTGCCAATCCTGTGGGCAAGGCATTTGCAGTGTATGTTACACCGTAACCGGCAGCACTGGTTGCAGTCAAGGTAACGTTGCTGATTGGTGAGCCGCCCACCACTGCATAGGTGGTTCCACTGCCTGGACTGCTCCAGGTGACCACATCAGTGTTGATGGTCAAAGTAAAACTGCGAGTTACGTCTTGTAACTCAGCGTCAGTAGCTTTGATTGAAAAACTATATGTTGTACTGCTACTATCTACTGGTGCTGTGCCAGTAATCACGCCATTAGCATACAATGTTGCGCCACTAGGTAATGCACCAGTATCCAAACTATATGTTATTGCACTATCACTTGTAGCAACCACTTGAGTGCTAATTGCTGTAGTTTCATAGTTTGTTCCAATGCTACCTGCGGATGTAGTATATGTTGGTATACTAGAATAAGTTATACCAGGTATATATATAGCGGCTGATCCACTAGTATTGGATAGTATCAATGTATATGACCCGGCAGATTTTGCTGTACTAGTAAAGGTTGCTGTTGATGGACTTACTACGGTAACTGATGCTAAAGTGGTAGAACCAACTATACCAGTCAGCCCAGCAGCAAAACCTGTGCCAGTGACAACAACGGTTTGTCCACCTGCAGGATCTAATGATGTATCATCTGACCCTTGAATAGCCCAAGATGTAATTGAAGGTACCGGGTCTTTCTTCTGAACAAATAATTCACGATTTGCTACTGACCCGACACCGTCTCTGGCCCTTGCTCCGCGAATACCGCTATTGAAAAACATTAATTAATCTCCTCCCAACTACATACAGCTTGCAATCTACTATTTGCATTTGCTGTAAGTCTGAGCGTGTCCCCTTCTAATAAATATAAACTCAATGTTTTATCTATAGGTGTAAAACTTGTATTGATTGCAACTGTTACTGCATTTATAATAGTATATGCGGTTGAACTTCTATATAAATCTACTGTCAATGTTGCTGAATTGCTTGCATCAACATTAGATACTATTAGACAATTTATTTTATATACTTTTCCACTAGCCCCGGAATTTGTTACAATTGCAGTTGCTGAGTTAGTAACTGCTTGAACTCCGGTATTTCCTATAATATTTGTTACTGCTACGATATTTGGTGCTGACATGTTTGTTCCTTAAAATCCAAATACTATTGCCATGGCAATAGCTTTTCCTGTTGTGGTTAGCCCACTTGTGCTTACCACTCCCAAAGTTGTAATTTCTAAACTTGATCCACTAGCCGGGGGTGCTACAAATGTGATATCTGAGCCTGATAAACTGTATACATCTTTTTGCAATATTGCACCGTTATAGTTTATGATAGTATCATTTTCACTTGATGGTGTGGTGCTCAATGTGAATACAGTTTGAACTCCATTGCCGGTAAAATTATCTATTGTTGCAGTAGTTGTTCCGCCAGATTGTGCTACCCAGCTTAGTGTACCTGATCCATTAGTACTTAGTACATAGTTAGCCGTTCCACCTGTTATATGTAAGTTACTTACATTACCTAATGTAACATTTGCAGTAGTTGTAAAATCAACAATACCTGTTGCATTGCTTACAGTCAATCCAGATAATGATCCAACACTAGTAATATTAGGTTGTGCGTTAGTTGTAACAGTTCCTGCAGTGGTTGCACTAGATGATGTTATTCCAGTCAACAAGCTGCCGTTACCACTAAAATAGTTAGCGGTTACTAAATTACCTAAATCAGCGTTACCACTTGTAATATTACCTGTTATTGTTAAACTAGTTAGTGTACCAACTGATGTAATATTTGGCTGTGCGTTAGTGTACACAGTGCCAGCAACTAATGCGTTACCTACTTGTCCAGAGACGTTACTACCAGTTACTGAATTAGCAATATTTGCATAATGAGCCTGAACTGCACTTGTGACATTACCAGTGACATTAGCACCTGTTATAGTTGTTAGTGTACTACCATTACCTATAAAATAATTTGCACTTACATTACCGGTGTATGTTGGTAGATACGCGGCTACATTACTGTTTGCATATCCAGCTGGTAAGCCAGTCAATAAGCTACCATCACCGCTAAAATATGTTGCTGTTGCCAAGTTGCCTAAACTAGCATTACCTGATGTAATATTACCGGTTACAGTTAGGCTACTTAATGTACCAACTGAAGTAATATTTGGTTGAGCATTAGTATATACTGTTCCAGCCACTAGTGCATTACTTACTTGACCTGATATGTTGCTGCCAGCTACTGAGTTAGCTATGTTTGCAAAATGACTTTGTACTGCGCTAGTAACATTACCAGTGACATTGGCACCTGTAAGACTTGTTAATAATGATCCGTTTCCACTGAAGTAGTTTGCTACGACATAATTAGCACCAGATATGTTACCTGTACCTGATCCAGTAGTAATTGTTCCTGCTACTAACGAACCAGATATGTTTGCATTACCTGCTGTGAAATTACCCGTATATGTTGGAAGATATGCGGCTACATTTGCATTTGAATAGCTTGAGGGTAGTCCAGTTAATAAACTACCGTTACCAATGAAGTAATCAGCAGATACATTACCTGTTACAGTCAATGATGTTAGACTACCTATACTAGTGATGTTTGGCTGAGCATTAGTGTAAACAGTACCAGCAACTAATGCATTGCCTACTTGACCACTCACATTTCCACCGGTTACTGAGTTAGCTATGTTTGCAAAATGACTTTGTACTGCACTAGTGACATTGCCACTTACATTTGCACCCGTAATACTTGTTAATAATGATCCGTTTCCACTGAAGTAATTTGCTACAACATAATTAGCACCAGATATATTACCAGAACCCGATCCTGTAGTAATACTACCAGAGATGTTTGCATTACCTGCACTGAAATTACCTGTATATGTTGGAAGATATGCGGCTACATTACTGTTGCTATATGTACCAGTAATGCCGGTTAGTAGACTACCATCACCGCTAAAATATGTTGCTGTTGCTAAGTTACCTAAACTAGCATTGCCTGATGTAATATTACCTGTTACCGTTAAACTTACTAATGTACCAACTGAGGTAATATTAGGCTGTGCATTAGTATAAACAGTACCGGCTACTAATGCATTGCCTACTTGCCCACTTACATTACTACCTGCTACTGAATTAGCAATATTTGCAAAATGACTTTGTACTGCGCTGGTAACATTTCCTGATACATTACTACCGGTTATGTCAGTTAATGTGCTGCCATTACCTATAAAATAATTAGCACGGATATTACCAAAACTATTAAATGTTACTACCTCACTAGATACTGAGACATTACTTCCAAATGCAAATTCACCGTTAGAGTTATCCCAACCCATAAATGCATCAACTACTCCGGTGGTGTAATAATGCAATAACGAGCCGCGATCTTTCCCGTCATTACTTATTAATGGGGCTCCGTTAACTCCGCCGCCCAATTCAATGATTGGATCTTCAACTCTAAATGTTTCTACATTAATGTATGTAGTATTACCACTTACTGTAAAATTACCAGTTACGGTAGCATCTCCGCTTACATTCAAACTGACTAATGTACCAACTGATGTAATATTTGGTTGAGCATTTGTGTATACTGTACCGGCTACCAATGCATTACCTACTTGACCACTTACATTACTTCCGGCTACTGAATTAGCTATATTTGCATAATGACTTTGCACTGCACTTGTGACATTACCGTTTACATTGCTACCTGTTATATATGTTAAGGTTGCACCATTACCTATAAAATAGTTAGCAGAGACATTGCCGGTGTATGTTGGGAGATATGCGGCTACATTTGTATTTGAATAACTTGCTGGCAATCCGGTTAATAAACTACCATCACCACTAAAATATGTTGCTGTTGCCAAGTTACCTAAACTAGCATTACCACTTGTAATATTACCTGTTACAGTTAAACTTGATAATGTTCCAACAGAAGTAATGTTTGGTTGAGCATTTGTGTACACCGTGCCAGCAACTAATGCGTTGCCTACTTGACCGCTAATATTACTTCCTGCTACGGAGTTAGCAATATTTGCAAAATGACTTTGTACTGCACTAGTTACATTACCAGTTATGTTAGCACCGGTAATATATGTTAATGTGCTACCATTGCCTATAAAATAATCAGCAGAAACATTGCCTGTATATGTTGGAAGATACGCCGCTACATTTGTATTTGAATAACCTGCTGCTATTCCGGTTAATAATGCCCCGTTACCTATAAAATAATTTGCTGTTACGCTATTGCCTAAATTAGCATTAGCGGCTGAAACATTGGCAGTTATTGTCATTCCGTTAACTGTATAGTTACCGGTTATGTCTATGCCAGATGATTTAACTACCGTTAATGCCATTTTTTATACCTTATTATATTATTTAGCGTATTTTTGTTATACTAGTTCTACCCAAGAGGTTGTATATTCAATTATCAAAATGTTATACTACCTGAGGCAGTCCACTTGTATACTCTATATCCGCCGGCTACTGTTATAGTTGGGCTACCTGTAGTTGAAGCAGCGGCTGCAAATGTATCTGCATAACGAACGATTACTACGCCAGATCCTCCTGCTTGTCCTATACCAGCAGGAAAGTTTCCAGGGGTATAATTATCTTCTGATCCACCACCACCACCACCACCGGTATTAACAGTTCCTTCAGTAGGCAATGTAGAAGGGTAACCTGCACCGATGCCACCTCCACCTAAACCGCCACTACCTCCCCCACCACCAGAAGTAAATCCAAAGCCACCTCCACCGCCACCATAATATGTTGCGGTACCTGATATAGAAGATGTTAGGCCAACACCACCGTTACCACCTTTGGTGCTATCATTAGTAGCCGTTTCGCCTACAGCACCCGCACCTCCTCCACCAGCAGTTTGATTTCCACCACTAACGTTTCCTGCGCCACCATCATATCCTTGTCTAGGTGGGCCAGCAGTTCCTAAACCACCAGCTTGAGTGCCACTCGCCTTTGAACCTCCGCCGCCACCTGATCCGCCGTTCTGCGGCACTTGACTTCCTGTGTATTGGCCGCCCCTACCGCCACCAATTGCAGTTATACTAAATGCAGATGAATTCGTACCAGATACGTTAGTGGCTCCGCCACCACCGATAGTAATAGTGTAAGGTGATCCTGCTGTTACAGAAGTAGTATTAGTCAATAAACCACCTGCTCCTCCACCGCCACCATAATTTTGTCCAGCACCACCCCCACCTGCTACAACTAAGTATTCAACTGTGGATGGTGTAGTTACATCTAGGGAATTTAATGCAATCCCTAAGCCTATTGATATTCCTAATCCTATTTCTAATGCCATATTTTATTCTCTTAGAATGTTATACTACCTGAACTAGCGAAGTTATATATTCTATATCCGCCGGTTACTGTTATTGTTGGTGAACCTGTCGTTGAGGCAGCAGCTACATATGAGTCTGCATAACGAACAATCACAATACCCGACCCACCGGCGCCGCCCCTGCCGGCGCTACCTGCTCCACCACCACCACCGCCACCAAGATTTACAGTACCGTCAGTGCCATTGGCACCAGGTGAGGCATTACCTGCACCACCACCACCTGAGCCACCTGCTCCAGCAGTTACATTGTATGGAGAATAGGCTCCACCACCGCCACCTCCAGCATAAGTTACAGAAGTTCCAGTAATACTTGATGCCGCACCTGTGCCACCTGCTCCAGCAAAAGACTCGCCGGCTGCGCCGCCCACGGCACCAGCGCCACCACCACCTCCACCTCCGGCACTAGCATTACCTCCGTTGTAGCCTTGGCCAACAATGCCTGTTCCAACATCAGTGGCAACGCCACTATTTCCTCGGGCGCCACCACCAGATCCACCATCATTGTTGGCATCTTTTGTCTGCTGGAAGCTGCGGCCACCGCCACCACCTGTGGCAACCACATTGACTCCGGTGCCCACAATAGAACTATTGGTTCCCGGACCACCATTATTGGTTGTATTGCCTGTGCCACCGCCTCCAACACTTACTGTGTATGTAATAGAAGCACTGACCGACACAGTATTGGCCAGCAAACCACCAGCACCGGCACCACCGCCAAAATCGTAACCGCCACCGCCGCCGCCGGCCACAATCAAGTACTCAATACTTGGAGTGTTAGGTGGAGGTACTGCTACTGATATTCCACCACCGATTGTAATTCCTGATCCTATTTCCATAATATTATATATGTTCTATTTGTTTTTTCTTTTCCCAGTAATCATCTGGGGCATACCAAGCACACAAGGGATCATGTTGCGGGCCATATATGTCACTTACAACTTCCCCATCAACATCTCTCAGTGCAAACACACAATAGTAAACTGTGTCATCTTCCAGTGCAGTCATCTTGTGTATCAGTTCTTTTTTGATTACTACAAATGTGGGCGCCACAAATTTTTTAGGCTCTTTGCCTTCTACTTCTACACAAACACTGCCTTTTGCCAACAATGTTACATGGTCAAAGTAATGCACATGTCCTGGTGCTTCTTCACCTTTTGACAACATGTTTTGTCTGACCCAAATGTTACCAAAGTAACCTAACTCAATATTTTCCATCAAATTCTTTCTTAAATTGTCTCAACAGGTGTGGCTAATTTTTCACCCAAGTCTATCCAAGTATTGGTATAATCATCCCACACATGTCGTTTACCGTCTTCTGGGTAAGGCACAGGTGGTCCCCACTTGCATGTTTCGTTGTTTAATACCCAACTGGCAAAAGGTCTTGGTTCTAAAAATGCATCTCTCTTTACATCATAAATGAATCCTGCTCCTGCAAAGTTTTTGCGGAACAAACCATTGTATGAAGTTTGCTTCCATACTGTATCTATGCCAAATATTGATTGGCAAAATGAAATGCCCTTAGATTCAGATTCTGTCTCGTTATCTAGTAGTTCATTGTTGTGTACCACAATCACTTGTGTCACTATATTGTTTTCGTCAAGTTGTGCAAAATGTGCCATGTGTTTACCTTATTAATTGATTACAAATGTACCAGTACCGGTAAATTTGTAAATTCTGTATCCAGTGATTGCTGTAATAGTAGGACTACCTGTTGTGGTTGCTGCGGCAAATGTATCAGGGTATTTGATAATGACCACCCCTGATCCGCCATTGGAACCTGCTGTGTTGAGTGGAAATGCGCCGCCGCCGCCTCCGCCAGTATTTGCCGTACCGGCAGTCTTACTGCCGCCGCCAGTGCCGCCACCGCCAGTGCCACCCGAGTTTGCTGCACCATATCCGCCGCCGCCGCCGCCGCCGTAATATACTGCGCTACCAGTTACTGATGATTGAATACCTACGCCGCCCTCACGATTGGCCGGGATTCCGGAAGCATAGTTGCCTCGGGCACCTGCACCGCCGCCGCCGCAACCATAATCTGTACCAAATACCGGTGCTGGTGCACCGTCATACCCTTGCCTTGCTTGATTTAAAAATGTTGATCCAGGATAAACACCTACACCACCAACACTTGTATCGGGGTAGGCAGCACCACCTCCGGACCCGCCATTGGCACCACTAGCATTGCCTCCTGAGGTGTCAGCGTTACGACTTCCGCCGCCACCGCCACCTACAGCAGTGATGGTAGTGAAACCTGATCCAGAGATTGAACTATTTCCTCCAGACCCGCCTCTTTGAGTTTGTGAGCCCTGACCCACGCCACCTGGGCCTATAGTAATTGTATATGTTACAGCGAGTAGAAAAACAGTAGATGTTTCTAATACTCCGCCGGCACCTCCACCTCCACCATAGTATCCTGTTCCGCCGGCTCCACCGCCACCAATTGTCAAAGCGGTAGCATTAATAACGTCAGCTATTAGAATACTAAATGCTCTTGCGGTGGTTTGGGTGTAATTGTTAGTGGCTGTTATAGTAAAGTTGAAAGTATTGGCAACAGTAGGAGTTCCTGAAATTAAACCTGAACTTGAATTTAAACTTATTCCAGTAGGCAGTGCTCCAGAGGTTACTGCGTATGTTATACTTGTACCAGTAGCCTCAACTGATTGTGAATAAGCAGTATTGTTGGTGCCCGCAGTTAATGCACCGCTAGCTGTCACCCAGACTGGAGGAGAATTGAATATTATTGCTCCTGGCTTTGTACCATTTGTTCCGTCTGTGTTGTACAATATAACATTGTATGTTCCGGCACTGGTTGCAGGTGTAGTGAATGTTAAACTTGTGCTGTTACCATATGTTGTAGAACATATTGTACTATTGATATATGCTGTAATACCACTATTAAATCCACTACCAGTAACTGTTATTGTTTGACTTCCGGCTATATC